ACTTCGTTTCTATCCATATCTCCGCCAAATCTTCCTTGTCCATCATTCATTAGTAATCACCCCATACTTTTATTTTTTTTCCACCATGATATTCCACAGCATGTCCTTCAGTTATTAATTGAGTATTAACATTAACTAAAGTTATCCCTTCTGTGGCTACAGGAGATAAATGTTCTACAAACACAGTGGCTAACGCCCTTCCATATTTTCCTAATCCTGATACTTTTAGTATACAGTGGTTATCATTATATAATAATATTTCTTGCAGTCTAGCTTTAGCTGCAAGACCACGTTCTTTCTCTTCTAGGTCCCTAGTGCGTGATTCAGGGGTATTAATTCCTTCCATTCGTACTCTTATTTTTTTAAGAGTATGAAATCCTAGGTCAATAGTGCAATCGATAGTATCACCGTCAACTACTCTATTTACGACTGCATTATATTCGTACATTATTTCTTAGCAAATTTCTCTAACCCTGCTATGCCAAAGCTACCTAAGGTTACTACTACAAATGAATTATAAATCAATTCGTTAATAACAAGGTCTTTACCGAAATAGCCTGTTGCTAAGTCTACGAATGCAAATAAAGTCATAATTGCAAATGCTGCGAATCCGACTACAGATTTTTCGTTAATGTCGTTTTCGTCTTTAAAAATGTTTTTAAATTCTTTTAATGCCATAATTTTGTGTTTTAAATTATTCTATAATTAAAACCGACTGAGAAATCATGCCATACACGATTCCAGTATTTGTGATATTTTCCTTCAGAAAATAATCCTAATCTTTTATTTACTTGCCACCCTAAAATTAGACCACCTGTGTAGTCAAACCAAGTATTACCATCAACAAAGTTAGTATATGAATATTCATTTTTAGCACTTACGTGAAGTGGTAATACACTAGCCCAAGAGTGAAACCAAAATGATTTAGTATAATGGTAATAATCATATCCTAATACTAATGAGTGGTTCCATTGGTATGGTAGTAAAGCTCTTTCTTGATCAACATATTCACTTAACACATTAGGAAGTGCTACTGCGTTCCATACTATATTATTTTCAGCAACTACATCACCATTAGGATTAACCCATTCACCTTCAAAATTAGTACCGTAGCCCTGTTCAACAGCTATATTTGTAAAATCAGCTCCCGTTAGTTCAGATAAGGGATCAAATCCATAGGGTTCAGAAAAACGTTGTACTAAACCAATATTTAAAGAAAATTCTTTTGCTATATTATATCTATAGCGTTGGGATGCTTCAAAATATCTTAAATCGGCAAACCCATCTTGCACATATTCTACTTTTACTATCCAGTGATCGTGAACGTATCTTAAAAAGTGTTGTTGGTCTACAAATTTACTTCCTTGTTGTCTCTTATAATCAAATTCAAATAAATATTCTAAACCTTCTACATTACCTACTGTAGCAGCATCTGAAACAGATGTTTCAGTACCATTATAAAATACGTTTTTTCTATTTTCATAGTCTAAACGAGCAATTTTTCTAACACCAAAAGCTAAAGTGTAATCAAAGGGAGTAGATACAATACTTTCTTCTAGAATACCTGTAGAAGGGTTTATTGAGTACAAACTTACATCTGCCAGTGAGTTATTACCTGTTACTGCCGTGTAAAAAGTAGCAAACTTAAGTTGTTTTTGACCCCACTCTTTAAGTTGTTGGGATTGTGCTAAAAAAGGCACACAACATAATAGGGTAATTAAAAGCTTTTTCATTGTTTAACGATTTTTTTAGTAAACTGGAGATCGTTGTAGGTAAGGATTAGGTTATAAATACCTGCTTCATACTTACTTAAATCAATTTGTTGTACATTATTATTTTGGTATATAGGTTGTCCTATAGCGTTATATAATGTAGCATTAACATTTAAACTACTTGCTATAGTAATTATGTCTCTTGTTGGGTTAGGGAATACAGTAATTTGAGTTTCACCAAATTCTTCTACATTAGTTACTGTATTTTCATCGCAATAATTGTATAAAGTTTGACAACCATCAACCCATTCATTATTACAGCAACTTGGACTAACATCAATCACCCAAGCAAAACAAGAACTTTCTAAATCTAATAAATTATAAGTTTCTACTACTGGATCAATACAGTTAGCATATACTGTTTCACAGGTACCATTGTCCGTGTTTGCTAATTCATCATAGTTAGCAGCCTGAGGGTCTGTGCAGCCATATACTACTTCAATGCAACTAAAGTCTTCAGTATTAGCTTCTGGGTTATAATTAAATGCTGAGGGGTCAGTACATCCTTCAACTACCTCTATACATGTGCCGTTATCAGCATTTGCTAATTCGTTATAGTTAAAAGCAGTTGGGTCAGTGCAACCATAAATTGCATCTATACAACTACCGTCTTCAACATTAGCTAGTTCATTATAATTAAGTGCTAAAGGATCCATACATCCTTCAACTACTTCTTCACATGACCCATTGTCAGTATTAGCATCAGCATTATAGTTTAGAGCAGTTTCATCTAAACACCCAAATATTATTTCTTCACAAGATCCATTATCTGTGTTAGCTAATTCATCATAATTAAATGCTGTAGGATCAGTACAACCAAATACTTCAGCTTCACAAGTGCCATTATCAGTATTAGCTTGAGGGTTATAATTAATAGCTTCTTCATCTGTACAACCTTCAACTACTGATTCACAACCAACATTCGTATTAGCTAATGGATTGTAATTAAATGCTGTTTCATCAGTGCAGCCAAATACTACGTCTACGCAGGTTCCATCATCTGTATTAGCCAGTATATTAAAATTAAATGCTTCAGGATCTGTACAACCCTGTATAACAGATTCACACCCCACATTAGTGTTAGCTAAAGGATCATAGTTAAAAGCTAATTCATCTGTACAACCATATACAAATTCTATACACGAACCATCATCTGTATTTGCATTAACATTGTAGTTAAATTGAGTGGGATCCATACAACCATAAACAAAGGGTTCACATGGATTATTTACATCTTCAGTATTAGCATCTGGGTTATAGTTAAATGCTGTTTCATCTAAACAACCATATATAAAGGGTACACATAAATTATTATTAGTATTTACATCTACACCATCTATCCCTGTTAATGGGTTACCAACTCCATCATTATCATAATCATTATATGTATATGAATTAGGGTTTAAACAACCATATACAAAAGGATAACATGAACCATCGTCTGTATTGGCATCTGGGTTGTAATTAAATTGATTTGATTGTGTACATCCTTCTACTATATCTTCACATGAATTATCATCAGTATTTGCTTCTATATCATAATTAAATGCTGTTGCATCTGTACAACCAAGCACAAATGGTATGCAAGAGTCATTATTAGTATTAGCTAATGGATCATAATTAAATGATGTTTCATCAATGCAACCAAATATTACTGGTATGCAACTATTATTATCTGTGTTAGCTTCCGGGTTGAAGTTAAACATAGTATTATCTGTACACCCGTAAATAAAGGGTTCACATTCTCCCGGGTCTGTAGCTAAAATATTAAAGTTATATTGTGATGGATCTTGACAACCTATAACTTCTAATTCATCACAAACTCCATCTCCATCTAAGTCGCTATTACATTGGTTATTACAATCATAATACTCAATATTATAAGTACATGAGGATAACGTGTTAGCATTTTCATCATAGTTACAAGCGGTTTCGTCAGTACACCCTTCAACTATTGGTATACATGTTTCTAAACACTGCCCCATTCCGGAGTACATAAATGGAGAAAATCTTATTGGATTAAGAATAGGATTATCACCCCCAAATACTACTACTTCACCTGAGGGACTAAGTATTTCAAACCCACATTCATTAGCAAAGAAAGCAGATAAAGGATCTGTATAGAAAAATGCTTTTATTAATTCGTTAGAATTAAAATCTATTTCTGTTGTAAATAATGCCTCTCCAGGGGGTACTGTAAATGGTCCATAATAGTCTTCACCCTGTATTACCATTAAGAATGAACCTCCCCATCCATTAGCACTTAGGTCTGTTAAATTTAATGTATGTGAGCAATTTGAAAATTGTTCTGCTGTATTAGCATTTTCATCATAATTTATAGAATTTTCATCTATACATCCATAAATTTTTTCGGTTAAGCAAGAACCATCATCAAAAACAGCTTCTGGGTTATATTCTAGATAATTGTCATCCATACAACCTTCAATAGGTAAATCATCACAATCCCCAGTATTTCCATTAGCCATTGCATTAAACCCAAAATTGCCTACTCCACTAGCAATAGTATCACATGCCGTATATACTATCCATTCTCCATCAATTCCACCCCATTGAGAGCCTCCAAGACCATCTCCGTATGAATCAAATATTCTAAAAGTAAAATTTGTATTATCAGCTACACATGCTGTATGTGTAACTGTTGTTCCCATTGTTAAACCATCATACTCTCCTTCTAAAACTTCCATAACTACTTGATCTTCATTCCAATTAGTTATTAAATTCCAGCTAGTTTCTTGGGGGTATTGATCTACTGTAATTTCTACTATAAGTTCTACAGAATCTACTCCACATGATGTTGTATCTAAAACAAAATACTGGCATGGAGGTGGGCCCGGAATTCCAGGGGCAAATTCAGTAACTGCTGCTGGGTTGTAGTTTAGTGCAGTTGGGTCCATACATCCAGTAACTAATATACAACTCCCATCATTTGAGGTTGCTTCGGGGTTGTAATTTATAGCTAGTGGATTATTACACCCATAAATGTATTCACAAGGATTAATTTCCCATGTATCTTCTGGGTATAGATCTGTAAATAATGCACCTACTTGCATTGTATCAAATAGGTTACCATCAGCTAAAGTAGGATCAGTTACCACATATATCATTGCTACCCCTGCATTGCAGTTGTTTGGGGTAGAGGTACCATCTATATAGTAAGTAAAACCATCTACTGTAATTTCAGTGCCTATTGCAAATGCAGATTGATTTTCATTGAAATAATCTAAATCTATTCCAAAATAGTTATAATTACTAGGGTAAAAGGGATTACAAGATGTTGGTGCTATTTGACCATTATAAATCTCATTAGCTTCTGGGTTATAATTTAGTGCAGTTTCATCAGTGCAGCCATATACAGGTGGAGGAATTTCGCAAGGACCTAAAGTAAAAATATATTCCGCAATAGAATCTCCAAATTCTAAATTTTCAATTATAAGGCCTTCACACTCATTTCCTAAAGTAAAATAACCAGCACCAAATCCACAACAAATACCATCGCCAAAATCATCTGTGATAGTAAAAGTGTATTCTACCCCAGATTCTAGAAATAATGTTTGTTCTATAGTATTATTAATGTACTCAGGGGACCCATAATTAGGACTAGTAATTAGGGGAATAGTATCTTGAGTTAAAGTCCAAGAAGTTTCTCCTGGGTATTGATCAAATTGAATAAAAAGGTCTAGGTATGTTGGCTGAGCCAAACCTGTTAAACCAATAAGAAATAAAAAGGGAGTTAATAAATGTTTCATTAAAATTTGCTCATTATGATTTCGTCTATGGATTCTTGCACCTCTTCACGAGTTGCCTCCATCGTCATCATAATGTTAGCCTGAAACCTCGCTACTTCTTCTCCGTCTTCTAAAACGAGAATGGTAGGTACAACAACTATCTTATAATCTTGTGGTAAACTTGGGTCAGCCATTATATCTACTGTTGTAGTAGAACAATCCGTTAATTCATCTAACCAAGTTACTTCATTTGCAGCATTAAATTTAGCGTTGAATTGTACAACACATAAACCATCGTTGCATAATTTTGTTTTTTCTTCTAAAGGGGGGTTACTTGCATTAGTACTAACAAGTAAAAATAATAATATTGAAACTAAGTACTTCATATTATTTTAAATCGTCAATTTTTTCTTCAAGACGTATTATTGAAGATTTAATCTCTTGCACGTCTTCTTGAGTTGACATAATTGTTTGACGGACTAGTTGGTCCTTCATATCAAACTCCATTCTTGTAATTTCAGGGTCAGGGGGGAGGGGTAGTTCTTTCGCTTCAGCTATGTCAGCTTGAAGTGTGAACCACATCCCAATTAGGGAGGCCATTGCTAACCCTATTCCTCCGAGGGTCTTTATACTTACTGTAAAACCAGTATCTTCATTTAACTCTTTTGCCATATATAGATTACTTTCATTAAATTAACAGCAACCTATTTTTCAAAAGACGTTAATACATATCAATCTAAATCATCAAACTGAATATCTCCAAAATCAGCATCGTAATCTATAACAGATTCTATATCATCTACCAACCCAGTTATGGCATCATATACTTCTGTTATGCTCATTTCTTCATATTCGATTGAATCTTTGATTGATTCTAACCGAGTAATTATAGTACTTGCGTCCATTATTAGTATTTTTACAGAAGTACATATGTAACTATTTAAGAAACCTTAATAGTATTATCTAATAGTAGGTTATTTATAGTTTTAGAAATAGCTTGTACGTTATCTACATCTATAAATCTAGCCGTTTTTCCATACATGGTATGAAAGGCATTTTTAGATTCATTTTTACGGTCCCAAGTATCTTCAACATAATAACTTAGAACACCAATATTTTCTTTTATACATTGATTAATTACCTTTTTAGTATGGTTAATCGCCGTACTAAAATTATACCTCATATCATTAATGTTAGGTAAACCATCTGATATATTAAGTAAATATACTTCATTATAATAATTTACTTCTGGTAATTCTTTTCTAACTTGATCTAAACAAATACCCTCTGGGGTCATTCCACTAGTAGTTAAATTACTAAACTTATAAAGATCCTTATATGAGTTTTTTTTAGAATTAAAGGCATAAGCCAATACACAGCGCTCTGTATTTTTAGTACTATTAAAAGTACCTCTTAAAGAGATTTCTACATCAAAGTTTTTTAAATTACAAGCGGCGTATGCTATAGCTACTGCTGTTTTAACTGTTTGATGTAATTTAGCCCCTCTCATACTACCACTTAAGTCTAAAGAAATATGAAGGAAAGTATGTTTAAATTCTTCCTTTTCAATTCTATAAAAAATATCTTCATTGTAAGGAGCGGAATATAGCTTTTTAAAATTTAGTTTTCCTCTCTTTAAATTATCAAATATCTCAGTTTTAATGTTATTTCGGGTTTGTAATCGCTTTAGTAGTTTTTTACCCATAGCAATACCTTTAATAACAGACTCTTTATTATGGTCAAAAGGAGATTTGAAGTAATCTTCCCAATCGTCTGTAACGATAGTATTAATTTTAACTCCTGCTTTAACTTCAGAGGGTTTAATCTTAGTGTTTGAGTAAGCTAATTTATTAACTTGTTCTTTTATTTTTTTATGAACTCGTTTTTTCCTATATTTGGAATCAATAAAATTCTTTTGGCGGTCTACCTGCTCTCGAGTTTTATATTCTTGATTTGTCAATTGTCGCTCACCACCTTCTTCTTCTTTTTCTGTTTGAATATATGGTTTAATTATATTATAAACCCCAACAGCTATTTCTACACTGTCCGTAGTAGATTTTAATCTACTAATGTTTTTAATGTCGATTAAATCGAATACCTCCTTTAATCCAGGTAAGGCGTCCAAGTTAGAATTACGATTAAATATATTAATTATTCTAAAGAAATATGCATCCCAAGTTGGCACTACAAATATATCTTTTTGTAGATTTTCATCTACTATAGGACAATAAAAAGACTTTTTATATAGTTCTTCATAATAATACTGATATCCGGGAGCTGATTTATAAACATAATCATCTATACGTTTATCTTCAATAAAATTAACTAAAGTAAATACATTATCATGGTCTTCTTCTGGTACTTTATGTACTCTTTTTAAAACAGTTCCTTTATTTTTATTAAGATATTCAAAATCTGTTAATAAAACGTGTGAAGCTTCATGAAGAGCTAAACCAACTGTGTAATCTATTGTATCTTCTTTTAAATTTGACGCAATATAAACAGTTTCTCCATCAGTCATTGAGTCACCTGACGTAGCATACTCTACAGGGATATCTTTTCCTGTTAAAATTTTTACAAAATTAGTTATTCCTCTTTGCACTTGTGACAAAAAGATAGGATCTTCATCATCGAAATGTTGAAGATCCATCCAATACGCTGCTCCTTTTTGCATTTAGTTCGTTTTTCTGAACTAAAGATACGAAAAAGTACTTAAGATTCCAAATCGTCTGAATTAATAAGTGTATAAGTAAACGAGTTGCCCCAAATATCTTTTGATCTGTGACATAAATCCATAAATTCATGCCAATCATCATTTGCGGCTATTACTTGACAACCAGCACTCCACTTATCTATTTGGGTAGAAGCGCGTCCTTCATATTTAGTAGCTCTGTGGATATTAATACCGAAAATCCCTTTATCAAGATTTTCTTCTAACATATCATAGCAATCATCTAAATTATTATCACGATATACTTGAACAGGTTTTACTTGACGTAGAGCTTCATATTTACCTTGGTGAAGACCTATTTGGTGAGATCCTCTATACTGCCCTTCTTTTAAAATAGCAACTCCGGATTCGTTTAAGATATTTTCAACCCAATGTTTACCAGGATCAGTAGTACATTTATAACAACTCATGTGCCACATCCCATCTACTTTATAGGAAACTGTCATGCAGTCATCAAATTTATTGGTTACTTCATTTAAGGTTTCACCGTTTCTAACTCCTACTATATTAAGGTTATAGTCACCATTTTCGAACCACTTATAGCCTTTAGCTTTAACTGTTGATTCAATCTGTTGTCTTGTTGGGCACTTCATATTTTAATGCGTTTGATATTATTGGAAATTCCTTAATAAATATACGCTTTATTTCTTGAGCAACTATTTGAATTTCTTTTTGGGCGTGTCCATCATCTCTTAATTCTAAAAAGTGGATCCAAGAACGAATAGAACCAGTCATATGAATTTTAGTTTTTGTAGCAAGTGGAAGAACCATACGAGCTTGTTCTCGAGCAACTCCTGCCTCTAATAATCTATTATAAAGAGAATGAGCTGACCGTAAATGGGCTTTTATAGCTTGGCTAGCAGGATAAGTACAAGTCCCAATAATTGTAAAATCAGGATCAATTACTTCTGTTGAGCTTTGCCTGTTGTCTTCACATTGTGCTCTAAGTTCAATAGGTTCAAAAATATCCTCTAATTTATTAACATCTTGATAGCGCTGGCTAAATTCCTGGAATGAAAATGATCTGTGTCTAATTAATTGAATGCCAATTGCTTTACTAGTTTCAATTTCAAAAGTTACAGTACCATGTTCAAATGGGGACCAATGCTTATGCTTAATAAGGTAATTGAGGAGCCCTTCAGGTTTAGCTTTTTTGTCTTTACGTGAGCTAGAAACACGTGCTACCTCTACAATGTGGTCTTCAGCGTTTGGAGTAACATTTAATAAAGTAACTTTCATTTTAATTTATCTATTCTATCTAAAATATCATTTGCTTCTTTTTCTAGTCTATCACTTTCTGTTCTGTTAATTCTAGACATTTTGAAGGCTTGTTCTTTTTTTTTGCGGTAAAGTTCTTCTAATTTTTCTTTTTCCGACTTTTTTTTAAATAAACCAAACATATTATTCTACATAATAATCAGTTCCAGCATCTTTAGTACGAACGTGTTCCATATTATCATATAATTCTTCTTGGAGGTCGTCATCGTCCCAAAATGCATCAGGATCTTCTTCATATAATTTACATTGTTCTTCTGTCAGTTCCACTGCATAGTAGTGGTAATCTGTTTCTATTCTGATTAATTTTGCCATTACTCTTTTATATTAAAATAATCAAAACGAATAGTTGAAGGATTTTTAAGATAAAGCATAACCCATTTACCATAGTAACGGCATTCACCAGATTCCCACCATTCCCATTTTCCTGTTTCGTTATTTTTAGATAAAATATCTACTTTAAATGAGCCATACTCTCCAAATTCATCACTAGCTTCAATAATATCACCTAAGTAATTCATAAAGAATTGGGGTTCACCATTAATGTCTTCCATTACAGTACCCCTCATTTCAGGGCAACCTGGGCAAGGGAAAAAATCTACATTAAAGTGAAATGTCCATTCTACAAAATCACCTCCTGTATAAGTCCATTCGGGATCATCACCAATTACTTGGTGGTTGCGAACTTGGGTAAAGGTTTTTTGAAATGAACCTTCATCATGGGTATACTGACTAAAGGCTGTAAAATTAGCTGCAGCTAGTAGTGTAAGTAATAACTTTTTCATAAATTTATTTTTTATTAATATACGAAATGCTTGTTGTTTCTCCACTCTCTTCTGGTAAAGGAGGTTGATAAGAAAGAAACGTCATAATGTCTTGCATATCTATTTGACCGTTATTATTAAAGTCAAACTCAGAAGCATCTGACCCTGGAGTAAGAGCTGTGCCAAATGCTTGAAGCATAAGAAGAAAATCCATTATCCAATTTGACCAACTCCAGTTCATCCTTTAAATTTTCTTTTATGTCTTCTCATAAATTTATTATAAGTTATAAGGCGACGACCACTTTTAGGGACTCCAAAAGCCATTCTACGATTAGTATTTAATTGTTTAGCACGAATAATCCTGTCTTGAGTTTTTCTAATAAATGGAGTACGAGTATTATATGAAATAGTATAATTTACACTATGATTTCCAAATACAATTCTGTCAGATGTTTTACTGTTACCGAAAACATCAGTTTGAGAGAACCCAATAATAGGGCAAATTAAAAATAAGATTAATAACAATTGTTTCATTTTATTATTGTTCTATATGTTAAGTGAAATCCTGCACCATAGGCAAGAGTATACACTGCTGTTTTTTTGAGAAAATGTTTCCATGAACGTGATTTAGAACTTAAGGCTATAGAAGTTACTATCATTATATCCCTAGAACTAAGCATTGCATGGTAACCATCCGTGGTACCTACTAAAATAGTAGTAGAACCAGGAAACCTAGCTCCTTGTAATGGGTCTCCGTTTTTATATTTGTTTTTCCAACTTATTTCGGGATCCCAAAATTGTGTGTTGGCATTAGGGAAAGTATTTTCAAACTCACTATAATGAAACAGTAAATCTTGAGAAACACCATTAAAAGCTCCTGCTAAAAACATAGTAGACATTGAAGGTATTTCTTCAATTAATCTAAATTCTCGCTGTTGTCCAAAACAAAGTGTAGAAATTAATAAAAATAACGTTGTAATTAAAATTTTATTCATATTGTTTTAAATAGTTCCTAATAGTTCTATTATATTTTTTATCTTTTCTATGAAGTATAGCGGCATGGGTTAATTTAGCTATTGAAACTGCTCCAAAAAAGTACCCCATTTGTCTATATGGACCTTGCCCTAGGGTATCAAAATAAAATGATAACCCCGACATTCCTCCTATTAATAAACCCGAAGTAAGATGTGACTGAGCACTATAAGGGGATACATAAAGACCATAGTCTGGATCAATCTCCCAAGTACTTGTAATATCTATATTACTAATATTAGGTTTTTGGTAATTATATTGAGCATTTAAAGTTAAAGGTAATAAAAGTGTTAAGGTTAATAATAAATTTTTCATCTAAATATGGTTATGTGTCCTGTTAGTTGTTCTGTAATATTTGGGTCATAACCTGTTGCGTTTAATTTATATACATACACTCCATCTGAGACATAATGGGTGCCTCCGGGTCCCCCACCGGTCCAAACTTCATCTATTTTATCAGTCTTCCATACTAATCCACCCCATCTATTAAATATTTGTAAATCCCAAGTTCTCCAACAGCTAGGATCTGCTATTATAACAGCCCAATAATCATTAACCCCATCATTATTTGGGGTAAAAGTATTAGGAGCATATAAAGAATCATCACATCCTTCAGGGGGGTAAATACAACTACCATCATCTAAAACAGCAGATGAATTGTAATTAAGAGCTTCAGGATCAGTACAACCTGCTATATAAGTACAGCTACCATCGTTTATAGTAGCAAATGGATTATAGTTAAGTGCGTTGGGATCAGTACACCCATATACATCATATTCACAAGAACCATCATCAATATTGGCTGCCGGATTAAAGTTAAGTGCATATGGGTCAGTACACCCTAAAATATCATAAGTACAACTCCCGTCATTAACAGTAGCTAAAGGATTATAATTATTGGCTGCTGGATCTGTACATCCTTCGTAAGTACAAGACCCATCGTCAACTTCAGCATTTGGGTTATAATTAATAGCTGTTTCATCTGTGCATCCATAAATAGTATAATCACAAGACCCATCGTCCCAATCGGCTGAGGGGTTATAGTTATTTGCTAATGGATCAGTACAACCAAAAATACAAGTAGCAAAAGCATCTTGATAACATGCTATAGGTTGAAACCAAGTAATGTCTGTTTCTTCCCCATTTAGTTCTAAGAGTCTAATAACTACACCCCCACCACCATCACTTGTTATTGGGCTAAATTCTAAAATAGTATCTTCTCCAGGTAATAATTCACCTTCAAAACATTCAATATATTCTTGGTTAAATCCTATTATATCCCATTCAATACAAAAACTAGTAATAGGAGTATTACCCGTGTTTTCAAACCAAGCTATAGCATCATACCAAGCTAGGGTATCATTGCAATTTAAATTACAATCATAATCAATATAGGTTATTTCGTTTATTTCTGGTTCAGTGCATACTTCCCATATAAAATCATCGGGTGCTTGTAATATTAAAACGTTATTAGTAGTATCCAATTCGTTAGGATAAACATTATTAATAACAATTTCAATTTTTTCTAAAGGATCGGTTCCTATAGTTAAGCTAGGATCAGCAGGTACATTAGAAAAATATTGATGACCTTCGGGGGGAATTGATATCCAGTCAATAAGATCAGAATTATAATCTACAGACCATGCAAATTGATCATTATAATAAAAACTTAAAGTATATTCATGCGCCGTACTAAAACCTTGATTATATACGTCTAAACCAGTAAAGTTCCAATACCAAATATCGTTATTATAGCCAGGAAATTGGGTTTCATCCCATATATTACAACCTAATTGGAATACACTTTCAGGGCCAAATGTTAAATCTGTAGCACAAAATACATCGTAAATATTATCTAATGGGTTAACATCTGGGTAATCATATCCGTTGTCTTCATTGTCAATACACGAATCTTCCCCAGCATCAAAACCATAAATGTCATTTGAGCAGTTAATTTGCCAAATCATTATTTCGATACAATCGTCGAAATATCCTAAATCTCGAGCTTCATTGTAACAGACCTCAGCATAAGCGTCACCTAATTGTGCTTCAAATAAGTTAAACGTTAGAGTATCGCCCGTACTTAAAACACCATCTGGACCCAAGTAAGCATTTTCATCATCCCAAAGTGGGAAATCTGTAATGTAATTTTGTAAAATCCATCCGGGGTAGTTATTCTCAAGACCACATGTAATATTATCAGCTTGAAGTTCTGTTGAAGTAATTCCAAGTATGAATTTAGTAATTATATCGTCTGTAGGATCGTTTGGGTTACACCCAAACCCATTATGTACAATAATGGTAGTTTCTAGAGTTTCCGGATGAAAATCATAGATTTCTAAATCACATTGTGATATAGCTAAAAATGGTATTAAAGTTAAAAGTGATAAAATGTATTTCATTGGCGCCAAGAATTAAGGAATATTTTTTCTGTCGTTATGTTGCCGTCTGACCAGCGTTGTACAACTAGATAAATTCCCGGGACTAACCTTCCTTTATCATTTATTCTGCGACCTGTAAGGTCAAAAATTAAGGGTGATCCTACTTTACAAAGACCGTAGATGTCTGTATTAAATCTCTCGTCCTCAAAATCTATTTCAGTTACATTGGTCATGTAATCCATTACCCATCCAGGAGGAGTACCTAATATATTTTCTCCTGTAAAGCAATCAGTACCATATATATTTAATAAATATAATGCATCATTTAAGTCAATTTGTAAATCATTATTAAAATCAAATTCATTACAATCATCTAATTGACCAGAAGGGGTTGCTAAAAACATTAGTAAATCATAAATACCAACAATCCCATCACCATCAAAATCACCTTCACAACCTTCAGAAGGACAGTAAATAGTACAAAAATCAACTTCTAAAATACTACCATAATTTAATTCGGTAGGGTCTGAAAGTTCAAATGTTAAATTATTATTTACTATTATATTAATAAATGCATCATAAGAATTATCACAAATACCATCATTATCAAAATCAAAACCACACATACCATCACCGGCAGTATCAGTAATAATAAAAGTATAACACCCATCAGGCAAACATGTAGCTTCTATAAAATTTATTTCCTGTGAAAATACGGGATAATCTCCCCCTTCAAGTACTAGTTCACCATTTTCATCTATTATTTCCCAATTAACCTCATTTGACCAGACATCTGGGCTTATAACTACCTCTAACCAATTTTGTTCAGTAACCTCAACTACTTGAATAAGAGTATTATTACTTAAAAACTCATCAAGATCATAAATCGCTTCACATTCAATAACACCATCTCCTAATACAAAATCAGTGAAAGGAATTATTATAAATTCACCTGCTCCAATAGTTGGTACTTCATATGGTACTCCATTTACTAATAAAGTAACATTTTCAGCAGGTTCTCCACCAAAATTATTAACCTTTACATTAAAATCTATAGTTTCTAAACACCAATCTGAGGGAGTTGAAATAGCAGTTACGGCAACATCTTTAGAATTAGGAGATTGACATGAAACATTATTAATATTAACTAAGTAATCTAACTCTGTATAAATTTCGTGTCGCATTCTCTCGATTTGGTTTTGAGTAAATGCGGTTTTACATGCTTCATAAGTATAATCCATATAATTTTCTACCATAGCATCGGGGCATACAGGAGAATCACAACCCTGATTTGTAGCAGTAGGTGGTGTATCAGGAACTTGGTCACCATAAGTACATGGGTTAGGTTCTGGTTCACAACTACCACCGCCTGCTCCTATAGATACTCCAAAAGTATGATATAGATTTAAAGCATGGCCAATTTCATGTGTCCAAGTACCATTTAATTCTCGGCCGAACTTACCAGTATTTAAACCAGTAACGTTGTATAAACATACTGGGCCGTAACGATAACCAGTTGCTCCTGTGCCTAATGATCCTACAAATGAATAACCTTGGACACCTCCACCCCCATCATTTCCATTAATTTCAGAAACAACATAGCAGTTAAAGTATTTATCTTCTGGCCAATGAAATAGGTTTTTTATATAAGAATCACTAATACCATTAGCAAATGTATCACTAGCTACACCATTTAGTGCATAGGATTCACCATCATTTGTTAAGTTACTACAATCATACCTATTAATTCCATCAGTTGGGTTATTGTCAGGATCACGAGCCGCTAAACAAAACTCAATTTTTGCATCTTTTACTAATGATAATTCATATTCATCATACTCATCAGTTAAAGCCGCTAAAGCCTCAACGTCACCTCTAAAACGGTGGTTAAGATTTTCAATACAACTAAGAATCCGTTCATCAGATATGTTAGTTACTTCGCCTACTGCTTCTCCTAGATGGAGAATATGAAATACTACAGGTATAGTGAGTACTTGTGCGGTGTCTAAATTAATTTCAGGTGCAGCACACGCTATTCTACTATTGTAAGTCTCAAGTAGGAATGGATTTCTTATTAAAAGTTGGTCCGTTCCGCATTGTTCTTGCGCAAAAATATTAAAGGAGAGAAAAAAGCTAGCAAAGACCGCTAGCAACCTTAGAACATTTACCATTTTCATTACGTATATACAAAACTAAACGCTAGTTTCGACGATAAATATACGAAGTCACCAAGTACTATGTGTCACCGCACGTGACGACATAATTACAGAGAATTATTGTAAATGCGTTATTTCTTGCAAATCTTGCTACTCGCGTAATCCTGTAGAATACATGGTATCCACGCATGTATTAACAACGCTATACCGCACGTTGTTGCATGGTACCAATGTTTCCAATATGACATGCGAGCACGTTTAAGGTGTTTCATGGCAACATTCGTGTTGGTCTGCATATGCTGCACACACTTGTTGATTTTGTTTACATCCTGTAATAATACACAATAATAATGCGATGAGCAGTGCTTTTTTTCTCATAATATATCGCGTTGTTTTAATTGTTTTACGGCGTTCACATCGAGTGCGCCCATAGACGCTAGTTTGCGCAATAACTGGCGCGTACTTTCGCTATTACCGTCGAATACTAACGTATAATTGCCGTTGAAATCTTCCGACCTGAATGATATAAATGGTTTCATGTTCATAAATACCGCAGAGGCTCGATCAACTTTTTTTTCTAAGATTTCGAGTCGCGATCCTTTTGGTTTTTGGTTAAATGGGTATAACTAAGATGCGCATTATATTTGTATATACAGTCGACCCAAGAGATATACGGTCGATGATTATGAACATATAATAACCGCGCGCCGACGCCGGGCCATCGACGGCACGCGGTTGTGGCGCGGGCGGGGCAATATCAAACCGCTATCGGCCCGATATCGCCCCGACCCTATCCTAGGGTCAAATTAACCCTGTTCCGCAACCAATTTCAAAGCTGCCTCACGCAATGCGATCTGACGTGCGGAATTTGGATTCACCGGGCGACCGCGCTTAACAACACCTCCATTCGCCGCAGCGCGTTCTGCTTGTGCAATCAACCGCTGCTGGCGAGCGCTGTTGGGATTCACCGGGCGGCCGGTTTTCTTACCAGGCGCCGTTGCCAAGCGCTTTTGACGTGCGCTATTTGGATCAACCGGGCGACCCAATTGTGCCTTGTTGCTGAATTGAACATTGAGTGACTTGAGCTCTGCGCTCGGGGTGAACATTTTGTTCTTCATATTGAATTGAATTGTGTTGTTTGACATCTGAATTAATTTTCCTTTCTTGCTTGCGCCGTAAATATACGACTGAACATTCAAGTTACACGCGTCCCTACCTCGCTCATTTTTTTCAATCGATCCCATTTGATCAATGTTCTGCGCTTTCGTGACTTGCAACTTCATATCGTGAATATACGACTGAATTTTCAGTAAACAAGTATCAACGCCAGCAGCATTTATTCAGCGAGCCACGTTCGATCACCGTATTTAGGGAGCCACATTTATTCAACAACAATTTATTTGGATATCACAATAAGAGGCTCGTGTAAGGAAATTTGGCGTTCGTGTAATTATTACGTACGGCAATTCAAAATACTACAAATACGAGACATCAACGTGACACCTACGGTCCCTACTACAACAGCGAGACCTACAAACATTTGTCCTACTACAACAGTGAGACACATACTACAAAACTGAGACAGTACGCTAAAACACGTCGTCCATATCGTGATCCCAACGTGCGTCATTCGGGTGACCACATTTACAACACTCAACCACGTGCGGCGCATCACGTAGTATCATCAACGTATCGTTATCACTGTTACCACATTCGCTACACGTAAACCAAGATGGAACATACATAGTTTCCATTGCAGTGTCAATTTTCTTTCCTATCATCATCAAATGTTACATTATTAAACACAGCACACAAGCAACAAAATGCTATAACAAAAGCGATTAACGTATTCATCAAATTGTGTTATCAAACAACAAACTAACAGTGGCAGCAACTGCCATCACAATCAACATCACAGTCAAGTTCATCATTGCTGCTTCAATTTTGCAATTTGACATTGATCATACCATTGCACAGCGGCAATGTCAATTGATTCATCCTGCGTAACAAATCCGTTGTCACGAGCATTGATTAACTGATTCAAACAATCACTACGCTGCTCAACTGGAACGTTAGCGATGTTGAATTTGGGGTTCATGATATCAATCATTTTTTTGTTTTGAATATACGACTGCATTTTCACTTATCAAGCTTCGAAGTAAAACCTTTGTAAATTTGAACAATCGCTCTTCGAGGGTCATCATCACTAAAACTAGCTAAGCAACCAATCATCCTAGCAACACAATCTGAACTGCAGTATCCAAATACTTGATCAATGTGTCCACCTTGTGCATCAAACATTTCCTGATCGTACTCATCAGTGTCGTGATTAAATGGAACTAAATTAAACAATGGCTCATCATCACGACCCCAAATCATTACCTCAGCATCGTCAGTACCAAACACTTTGTAATTCATTGTGTCATTCCGATCCATTTGTCTCCGAATGTTCATATCGGAAATGTAATTACCAGGTCCGTACTGAACACTGATCCGGTAACCATTAATGTTCATTGCAAAACCCTTGTTGAGGTAACTTTCAAAATCTGTTTCGTTATTTGTGAAACGGTACGTCATGACTTGCTCTGCGGTTTTGAATTTCAAATCTTCCATCCTTTTTTTGGTTGAATATACGATCGAATTTTCAACTTACAAGGATCCCAATTTACCTTTTTAATTTAAGGTAGCCAACATTTCATGTTGCATATCAAGAATCACTCCATCGTCCTCCATAAATGCAAATTCAGGGTACTCATCCTCAAGCAGTGGTTTTTCATACCACTCTGCACTTAACCATTCCCTCATCCCGCGTAGGCACTCTACATTAACATCCATCCCTACAAACAGCGCTTGCCATTTCATTGGATCGTTGCTTTGCAAGTAATCTAAAACATGGTAAAACGACTTCATCACACTACCTTGATGAACTGTTCAACATTTTTTGGAAGGCAAAACAACTTACCCTTGGTGGGATGAACCAAGCTATCCAAATCTTTGTCAAAGTGCTTCGTAGCACCTTTGCTGTTAAACACAACACTCATTGCACTGAACGGAACATATGTTTTACGTCCCATCTTAAACACTTCACTTTGATTCAGTGTAATCAAAGTGCGCGACATTTCCTTTGCGCTCATTTTTGTTTTTGTAACGATGTTCAACTTGAATCCCATTTCCTTTTTTTGGGTTAATATACGATCGAATTTTCAGGTTACAAGTTTCTAAGTTCAATTCGTAAAGAAGGTATACTCAACTTCCTCATTCACTTCATCTACTACAATTTGAATGCCACCAGTATTAGTGACATGACTAACCCCTGTAAGTTCGCCTTCATGGGGCATCAACATGAATTCGTTTAGATAGTAAGTAGTTTCACCTACCATAAAATAAGCATCACCCTCTTGATCAAAGCTAATGCTAGCAGTTTCCGTTTCAAGCAATTTCATCGACAAATCCTATTGATCAAAATTCTAGCCATAACTACTTCTGTATTGCACTCATCACAACACACTCCTTCATTATGCAGTGGTGCAGGGTTATTACCATATTCACCTGCATCACCACCACACATTACACATTCCTTACCCATATGGCACTTCATTTACAGTGTTGATAATTACAGTACACATGTGATCCAAAATTTTATCCCTAAACCCATCGCTATCCCTCATTGCATCTAGGTATCCAACTGTTCCGACTACTTTTTCATCAATATCAGGCATCAGATTTACATCTTCAAATACCTGCAGCAAATTGATTTGCAATTGCTCTTTCAATTGCTTAAGCATTTCATTTTCCTTCATGCTTCAAATGTTACTTCAGTTTCAACTTCATTCACAACACGCTTGGTACTATCCATATTGATAATGTAACGGCAACGATCAGTAAACTCCTGCTTTGACAATTTGCTACCGTGTGATGTCAAATTATCCATAGGCAACTCAGTACCATGCTTATAACCAACTTGTAAATTGCTCAACGCAAGCGGAATGCCATTTGAAGCAGTGCCTGTGAAGTAATGATATTTGATTGCACCGTCCTTCAATTCACAAATCAAAGTTGACTTATTTGACATACCGTCTTCGAGGTGGAAATGGAAAATTTTCATTTGTTTTTTATTTGAATATACGATCGAACCTTCAATTTACAAGGGTCAAACAATCTCTCCAAACATATTTTGAAAACCAAGTGACAACCTCATCTTATTAGAATTGTCAGCTTTGTCAAATGCACTAACGAGTGCTTGCTTAAAGCTACCATGCTTACCTTGACGGCACTCCTCAAGGTGAGCAAGTTGCAAGTCACGTTCATTTATTGCTGTTTCCTCTTCAATCAATTTTTCCACATCATCAATCTGATGAAACGCATATGCAAAGCTCTCAGTGAACTCATTGTTGTCAACCATGCTCTGAGCCTTTTCCAATGTGATGTTTTTATAAAACTCCTCACCATTGGCAACAATCTGCCAACGCAAATCGTCATAGCTATCGTCACTCACACCTGTAACATCAAACAACTGCTTGTACAGTGCACTACATTTGCGGCGAGCAAATGATTCAACCTTTCGCATTCCATCAAGCGACAAACCTGATTCACTGGTCAAATACAATCCTGCTCCTTTATGACCACGCTTATTAAAGTTCATATCTTCAATAACCTGCCACATTACACTTTCCATTACTACGTCCATCATTTTTTTTTGGTTTAATATACGATTGAATCCTCAAGTTACAAGGGGCTCAATCAATTTCCTTGAATCTTAAAACCAATAGTCGCAGGTGGATTTGCTTTTGCCGCTAAGTAATTAACTTGATCCTGCCTATTTTGAATCATTACTTTACTTGCTTCCAACAATTCAACGTCAAACTCATCGTTGACCCAATCAATAAACAGTTTTGTAAGTAGTTTTGACTTAATTTTATCAATCATTACCATACGGGGCTTCGTTAAACGTCTCAATATTATTAACTCGATCCAAAATGTCTTGAACCAATTCAGTTTCACCATTCATATTTTCAACCAATACTAGTGGATCTTGACGCATTGCAGGATTCTCAACAATTTCATACAGGTAATCTTCACCACATTTCCCATAATCGTCTTCAGTATTCAAATAAACACGACCATCACCTGAGTATTCCTTTAATTCAAACACAATTGAACAAACCAAATCGTTAAAACCATTAAACTGTTTACCTTGTCCTGCACGCAAGCCATTTACAATTTTACCACTATCACAAATTTCAATTAATTTAGCACCCAATCCTTCAGGGTAACCATCATAGTGGTGATAAATATTTGCAATGAAGTTACCATCGCTGTCGCTGATTTTAATACTAGCTCGTGTTGCCATCTTTTTTTATTTTAATATACGATCGAATTTTCAGATTACAAGGGGCTAAATTAAACTCCCCTCACACGGTAAAAACTATTTATTGAATGTCCTTCAAAAATAGGATCCCTAAAGCCGTTTTCGCTACCCCAAATTTCAACATGGTCTGTTCTGGGTGTAACAGTCCAAATAACATCACCTGTTTCTCTATCACAAATACGGAAATCGTCACGCAACGGTCCTACCATTGGGCAATTATTCTTGAAAAACACATAGTGCTTATCCAAATCAATGTCCATTTTTTTAGCAAAGCGACGTGACGCTCTAAATAGAGTGTTCGCTTTATTTTTCAATGATGAATTTTTACAAAACCAATCATAAAAATTGTAGCAGTCGCTTTCAGTTCCATCTGAATCAAGGTAACGACCATCACTAAACGCTTTGAATTGCTCACGCAATGTTACACTTCTTTTACTCATAGCAAATCTTCACTTATTTCTACACAAAGTTGAATTAATTTTTGGCGATACTCTTCATCGCGGTCATTTTGCGCTTCATAGCGAATATGTTCCGAACAATCGATAAGATCGTGAAACGTATTTTCGAAGCGACAGTAACTCATGTTGCCCATTAGTCGTTCAGTTTCAAAGTGTGAGTAATGTTTTCAACAATGGTGGGAATGTAATTATCACCAAAAATAGGATTGTTACCCTTTGCTCGGATACGTTCGTTTTCCTCTTCTTGTTGCAACATAACTAATTTCAACCCTGTGCTAATAATCGCTTTTTCAAATTTTGTTAATTTACCCATCCTTTTTTATTTTAATATACGAACGAATTTTCAATCTTCACGGGTCAAAAAATGATTTTCAAAAAGGTGTTGATCAAGATGCTTAACATTAGCTTCTAATTCATCAGTAGTCATGGCTTGAAGTAATTCATCCAAAATTGACTCAACACCAACGTGTTCAATCATTTCATTCAGTATGTCAAACAATTCGTTTCTCATCATCCATTAATTTCATTGTAAGCCAAATCAGCGGCTTGTTCAACTGTGTAACCATCTTCCAGCAACTGCTGGAACAATTCATCCATTTGGTCGTCGATCATCTTCCAAAAATTTTATACAATTTCAAAACAAAACTAGTTGTGTCAAACTTAATCCCCACTTTGTCAGCATAATTAAGCAAAGTAGTAGCAGAATTAACTGTCAAATCGCCTACAACATAAGCACTTTGCAAGTTATCAATAATGTGCTGTGTAGTATTGGGGTAACTTTCCATATCCTCATTAAGCAACTGGCGTACTTCGGGGTCCAAATCTTTCAATAAACTCATTTCCTTTTTATTTACCTGGGGCACCATTTAATGCCCAAATCCAACCAACAACCAATAGAACAAGAACAGTTACAACTCTAAATGTAAATGACTTGCTGAAAAACCACTGGTAAAACAACAAATACAACAAACCACCCAATATAAGGGCTAACCAATCGGTATCTTTGAAATCTTTACTCATCGCTTTCTTAATCTTACCCTATAAACATACGAATAAAAGATGAGGACTCAAAGGTCCTCATCTCCGTATTCACTTCTTACATCCAAAATAAAGGATCGTTCTTCGTCCTGCTCTAGTAGCGAAATGATTTCTCGTTTTCGCTGTTCGCTTACACCTGAATACAATTCAGTTTTAAGCTCGTTTCGTTGCTCAAAAGTAAGCAGTCGTTTCATCAGTCACGCTGATTAATGACGTCTAGCTCTCGATTCAGAGCGCCAGTCACATCAAACGACTTAGCAACCCGCCGGAACACATGACTAGCGTCACGGTTAGACATGTTACGAACGATTTCCTCAAGGAGTACTTCGTCGTTTCCAAATACACGACGCATAGCTACCAATTCGTCAAAACGACGACGGTTTCCTTGTTTAGATGGGGTGTTTGTCTGTTGAGACATGTTATATATCTATTGGTTAAACAATTAAAACTGACTGACCTTCAGTCAGAGGGGAAATTCAAATTAGTAGTATCGGGAGGGGCGGACCGAGGCCCAGCACCCTCCTTCACTAACAACACAAAACAAAACAATTATACCTGTTCAAAACTATATTGCACGTTACCTGAGCGGAACAGTGAGAAGTAAATCTTTTCACCAACATCGCCTCTACGGTTTTTACTAAATGACATGTAACGCAAAGCATCTCGACCGCGGCCATCAAACTTAAGATGTGCCATTGCAGTGGTCATGTGCTTGATTCGATTTGAACCAGCGAAATCACCACCCTTAGTCATTTGCTGAATATTAATAAACGCAGTGTGCTTATTACGCTCATTGCCAGCCTTATTATGCTTATCCATCAGATCAAGCAACCACGATTCAGCTTTCTTACGCGTCCAACCATTCTCCTCCTGAACCATATCATTAACCTCAGCCCAACTATCAATCAGCACTACATCAAAACCTTGATCAAGCGACTTTTCAATTGCGCTTTGAGGATTTGAAGCATAATTTTGCATAAACAAAATCGGAATACGACCAAACTTTGGGTAACGCTTTACGTAACCAAACATATCAATCTCGTTCATTTCACCTGAAACGAACAACACACGCTTGCCCTTGCTCTGGAAATTAGCAAGCAAATCGAGCAATACAGTACTCTTACCTACACCTGGATCACCAATCACAACAGTATTAGTACCAGGGAAAATACCACCTTCATTACTCAAAACACTATCAACGATAGTACCTGTTTTAATAGGTGTAAACAGTGAAGGGTCAAACTTGACATCCTTCATCTGTGTGAATTCGACATTCTCCAAAGCAATTTTCTTTGGAGTAACAGCATTTTTACGGGGTCGTCCTCGTCCTGCCATAATTAATTTTTTGTTTTGTATTTAACTCTCAAACTTACCTTATAAACATACGAATGATCTTTAGGTAAGCCAAATTTCTAAATCATTTTTTTGCCGCTGCTAAAGCGTCAAATACAATATTTACAAATTCACCATTAAAACTACCTTCCGAATCAGCAATAGGGGTCATTCCACAACCTTTTGCTTTAAGTCCATTGTAAATCTCGTTACATAGGACTACTATGTTTACGTCTTTTGCCATTTTTTTAACTTACGATTGTGAATATAAGGTAAAAGATTAGGGAAACCAAAAAGCACTTACTTACTTTTTCTATTATCCACCAACTGTCTTCGTACTGATTTTTTCTTCTTCCCTGCATTACGTTTTTTTACTTCGATGTTAGTACCAAATCTACTAAAATTACCCATACCATCCATGTCCATAACATCATAGGATGTATCTTCACGTTGTGCAGGTAGTTTAGAACCATTATTAATATTCCAAATTGTAAAATACATGTAGACAGCAAAAATAACGCTACCTACAATCCACATAGTTACACTCATTCCTTATTAATTTTGTCAATTACCAAATAAAATAACAATAACGTTACAGGCCAATGTGATGTATATAACGCTTCATCTGTATGACCATTCATTCCTAATCCTACTGAATAAAATAATGCTGCTAACGCAATTGCTACTGGGGTCCATTTTATAAATTTTTTCATGTTAATTTGTTTTTAATTTGTACCCGAGAAAGGGCTCGAACCTTCACGCCATAGGCACTGGTTCCTAAGACCAGCGTGTCTACCAATTCCACCACTCGGGCATACCGCTTTACTCAGCGGGTAGTGTTTCCAAATGATCAAGTAATTCACTTACAGTAGTAAGCGAATCAATGATTTTTTGGTTGTTGATAAACACACTGTCTGGTACAAACTGTGTAGTATCTTGGGTATAGTCGTGTTGTACACCCATAATTTCAATTACGTGATCATGCTTATCCTTATTACTGCATGATGCGAGACCCACTAGGGCAAGTGTAAAAAATACCTGTTTCATGATATAGGTTTTTGTAAATGATTTACGGTTAGTATTAATTCTTCTATTTGAGCAATATTAAGCCTATCATATAGACGGTTAACTTGCTTTGATTTCGTGTCTTTAAAAGGTAATAATAAAATTACCAGTATTAAAAGTCTAATCAGATTCTTTTTCATTTGCTTCTTTCTTAGCTAGCTTTGCTGCTATTCGAGCTTCATATTCTTCTCGGTTTTTAATTTTCTTTTCCTTGATTTGTTCTGATACCTTTTCAGGTGCCCAGTCTTCCATAGTTGTTACAGTCGTAAATAAAGTTACTGCAACACCCAAATTTATTACATCACTTCTTGTAGCACAAGAACTAAGTAATAGTGGTAATATAATTAATAATTTTTTCATGTAGTTCCTGCTGGACTCGAACCAGCGACCCTCTCGGTGTAAACGAGATGCTCTAAACCAACTGAGCTAAGGAACCCCCATTCGCCTCACACGCTGTGATCCCGGTCGGGCTTGAACCGACGACCCACGCCTTAAAAGGGCGTTGCTCTACCAGCTGAGCTACGAGATCAGATCCGCACCCCCGAAGGCGTACTTGCATTGTCCCAATGCCAGAGGGTCATTTGCTTCGTGCAAATAATCAAAAACGCTACACTTAAGTAGTCGACTATTAATAGCCTTTCCTTGGCCCGTGAGTGATTAGCCTCCGACCAGGTGTTGTGCTGCTATCTAACCTTCACACAACCAGTGTAGGGACGGCAGGAATTGAACCT